ACGTGAGTAGCGTTCTGCTCGATGCTGCTTAGATAGAGGTGACGAACGGCAAACCAACCCATCGATCTTGGCTGATGTCGAGCTGTGCTTAGCGGTTGTCGGCAAGATGATCGACGCAGCCCGTGCCCGTGAAGCTGCGCGCAAGGCGCGTGAGATGACCCGTCGTAAAGGCGCACTGGATATCGCTGGCCTGCCCGGCAAACTGGCGGACTGCCAAGAGAAAGACCCTGCCCTCTCCGAACTGTACCTGGTGGAAGGGGACTCTGCTGGCGGATCAGCCAAGCAGGGGCGTAATCGTAGAACCCAGGCCATCCTGCCGCTTAAGGGCAAGATCCTGAACGTTGAAAAAGCGCGCTTCGACAAGATGATCTCTTCGCAGGAAGTGGGCACCTTGATCACTGCGCTGGGCTGCGGTATCGGCCGTGAAGAGTACAACATCGACAAGTTGCGTTATCACAACATCATCATCATGACCGATGCTGACGTCGACGGCTCGCACATCCGTACCCTGCTGCTGACCTTCTTCTTCCGTCAGTTGCCCGAGCTGATCGAGCGTGGCTACATCTACATCGCTCAGCCACCGCTGTACAAGGTCAAGAAAGGCAAGCAGGAGCAGTACATCAAGGACGACGAGGCCATGGAAGAATACATGACCCAGTCGGCCCTTGAAGACGCCAGCCTGCACCTCAGCGAATCGGCACCGGGTATCTCCGGTACCGCGCTGGAGAAGCTGGTCAACGACTTCCGCATGGTCATGAAGACGCTCAAGCGCCTGTCGCGTCTGTACCCACAGGAACTGACCGAGCACTTCGTCTACCTGCCGCCGATCACCCTCGAACAGTTGTCGGATCACGAGGGCATGCAAGCCTGGCTGGCACTGTTCGACGCGCGTCTGCGCACCGGCGAGAAGTCTGGTCTGGTCTACAAGGCCAGCCTGCGCGAAGACCGTGAACGCAACGTCTGGCTGCCAGAGGTCGAACTGATCTCCCACGGCCTGTCGAACTACGTCACCTTCAACCGCGACTTCTTCGGCAGCAACGACTACAAGACCGTTACCGCTCTGGGCGCGCAGATCAGCACGCTTCTGGAAGATGGTGCCTACGTGCAACGTGGCGAGCGCAAGAAGCCCGTCAACGAGTTCAAGGAAGCCCTCGCCTGGCTGATGGCGGAAAGCACCAAGCGCCACACCATCCAGCGCTACAAAGGTCTGGGTGAAATGAACCCGGACCAGCTGTGGGAAACCACCATGGACCCGAGTGTGCGTCGCATGCTGAAAGTCACCATCGAAGACGCCATCGGCGCTGACCAGATCTTCAACACCCTCATGGGTGATGCGGTCGAGCCACGCCGTGACTTCATTGAAAGTAATGCGTTGGCCGTGTCCAACCTCGACTTCTGATGAAAGCGTGATCGAACACCAACCCCGGCGAAAGCCGGGGTTTTTGTTTGTGGAGTTTGGCCTGCTCGTCAGTCGACGGCGCTACCCCCTCCCCTGTTTCTACAAAATGCAACCTGCGCCATCTGAGGCTGTTCAGGGCCTTTTAATCACTGTCGTCCAGCAGGTTGTTCAACGCAATGGCGCGCAAGTCTCGAACTTTAGCGATGCTTTTTTCTGGCGACGACCGGATCACATCTCTTGGGTCATTGATTCGCACCCGACCATACCCATCGATCAGGAACTGTAAGTCTTCAATGTGAAGGCTATGGGTTCTGAGTCTGGATATGATCTCATCACAGTCCTTCATAACGTTTTTATTGAAAGCCATGTCAGTTGGAATGTGTTTACGGTTATGGATAACGTCTTCGGAGTCCAGCGCATGATGGATGTAGTCTTTCGCTATCCCGACCTTGTTATCGTATTTGACTAAGGCGTGTGCATCAACGACCGGAAACCCGAGGTTTTTCAGGTGTTTGGTCATCTTTAGCTCTTTTGCTGCGTATTCATTTCCGGAAATAATCCCGGTTGTGTCTGGCCGGATCAGGCATATGCATTGCCGTGGATCCTGCCGAGAATGATAAACGTCCTTCTGACTTCCGCTTCCAAGCTTTTCGCCCACGGAAGGGATTGAGGTAAATTCAGCAGGCGCGGTGACATCCTGGATACCGGGATGTCGCTGGATGGAGGCAGCATTGGAAATACTTGGCATGGTGGTCTCCGCTCTCTATACGACTTTACGGGTGTATGGCATTCGCGAGTGGAGTCTTCGCGATCCTTTGCAGTGAGTGATGAATTGAGTGAGTTGGGTTCCCGGGTTTTTTGCACACACTAGATACGGTGTGTGGGGGCTGGCAGGGTCGGCCACTTAAGAACAAGACTACTGGCCGTTGAGAGACTCGATAACACCACCCCCTTGAGCTGACTTCAAACGTGAGTAGCGTTCTGCTCGATGCTGCTTAGATAGAGGTGACGAACGGCAAACCAACCCATCGATCTTGGCTGATGTCGAGCTGTGCTT